GGTGTATTCGGTGGTGGTGGATACATTGGAGAAACTACTTATTGTGATGAAGGAACTGCTAGCAGATTCTTCTATTCAACCAAAAGTTCTGTGAAAGAAAGAACTCATAACAGAACAATTGAGAATGATCATCCTACTGTGAAGAATCTTGAGTTGATGAAGTATCTAATTAAACTTATAACTCCTACTGGAGGAACTGTATATGATCCTTTTGCTGGAAGTGGAACAACTTTGATCGCAGCAAAAGATCTTGGATTTGATTCTTTTGGAGTTGAGATGTCTGAAGAATATTGTAAAATTATTAAAGATAGAATAGATAAAGTAACATCTCCACTTGAACAACTCTTGTAATCCGAATTAAAAGGTAGGGTTTTACACTCTACCTTTTTTTGTGTCTTGGTTAAATAGTGTTGGATGCCTTCGGGGTCCACACAAAAACACTCGCTACTATAGGAGTTACTAATGGATAAATTTGCATGGGATTCATATTCCCCACACTTTGTAGGGCTCGATGATATCTTTCATCGTCTAGATAGTATGTCAAATCATAATACAAACTACCCCCCTTACAATTTAATCAAGCATGACAACAGTAAGTATACTATTGAAATCGCTCTGGCTGGATTTAAACCAGAAGAGATTGAAGTATCTACAGAATCAAACATTCTCAAAGTTGCCACGAAAAATACAAGAAGAGATCCTGATGTCCAGTATCTCCACCGTGGAGTATCAAAGCGTTCCTTTATTAATACGTGGCAACTCGCAGACGATGTTAAAATTGGAGAGGTTACGTTCCTAGATGGTCTATTGATTGTTCACTTAAACAAATATATTCCAGAGCATCAAAGAAAAATTGTTTATGACATTGCTGGTATTAAAGAGTTATTGTTAGAATGAAATCATTAATTATTCACTTGGTAGCGTTCTGGAATGTTGCTGTGGTAAATTGCGTCCAACCAGTCAACTGGCAGTATTGTTATCGAGTGGATCAATGGTTGATACCTGAAATGATACAAGGATATAAGCTTTGGTCTGGTCAAACTAAACCATATCAAAACGAAAAGGAATATCTGATTACTAAATAAACACATATCGTCGCCGCACGGGGGGTAACTGGCAAAATCCAGTTGACACCCCCCTTTTTTTGTGTTAAAATAAAGCAGTTCAACACTTTTCTATTATGGCAAACGCAATCGTAGTCCTGGCTGGTTCACACGAACGTCTTATTTGTGACCTTCAGGAAGTACGTGAAGGAGACGAGCAAGATGGTAAGCCTATCTGTCTCATGATGATTCGACCCTACACTTTGAACCTAGAACCAGGTAATGGACAAGGTAATCAAGAAGTGCAAGTACGATTCAATAAGTGGCTCCCATTCTCTATTGATACACAATTTAAAATTCCATTCGCTTCAGTAACATGTGTTGGAGCAGTGGATCCTGGTTTGGAAGAAGCTTATGTAAGAACTGTAGAGCAAGCAGTAGCACAAGAACAAGCACAAGTGGAAGCAGCAGCTGCTGACACTGGATATGTTCCAGCAGTTAAGGAGGTTACTGATGCTGAAGCTCCTACGGTTTGAGAATCGCTGGTTAGTTAGCGAAGTTGAAGAGATTCCTGCAGAGATCGGGGATCCCGATTGTGTGCTAAAATACCCCCATGAGGTGACGAAGGACGGTCTTATTGCCTTCCCACCTTTTTCCGATGACCGTGAGTTGGCGGTCAGGTCTTCAGACATCACTTTGATTGCTGAACCTGATAGCAAAACCGCATCGCTTTTTTACGAAACAAAATCTGAATGAAGTTTTACACCAGTGTTGAGCAAACAGGCAATACGATCCTAGTCCGTGGCTATGACCACGGTCTGCCTTTTCAGGATCGCGTCAAGTTTAATCCTACACTGTTTCTTCCTTCTAGAGTGAAGGAAGAATGGAAAACACTTGACGGTCGAAGTGTGCGCCCTGTGCAACAGGGTTCTATCGTGGATGCAAAATCCTTCATGGAGGCACACCGAGACCTAGAAGACTATGAAATCTGTGGTCAGACTCGTTTCCTTAATCAGTACATCTTTGAGACGTACCCTGATGAGGACATGAAGTTTGATATGAATCAGATTCGTATCTTCACTCTTGATATTGAGACGGGTGCCGAGAACGGTTTCCCTGACATCGAGTCTGCTGACCAGGAGATCCTTCTGATTAGCATCAAAGACTCTACAACGGGCAAGATCACAGTGTATGGTTCACGTCCCTTCATGAACACAGAGAAGGACGTGCAATACCTACAGTTCCAAACCGAGGAAGGTCTGTTGAAAGGATTCCTCCACGACTGGCAGGCAAACTGCCCTGACGTGATCACTGGATGGAACGTACAACTGTTCGATATGCCGTATATCATCCGCCGTATAGAGCGTATCCTTGGTGAGAAAGAAGCAAAGCTTCTCTCGCCTTGGAAGAACATCTATCCACGTAGGATCTTTATCAAGGGTCGTGAGCAACTTGCTTATGACATCACTGGTGTAGCAACACTAGACTATCTTGAGTTGTATCGTAAGTTTACTTACACCAACCAAGAGTCTTATCGTCTAGATCATATTGCATTCGTAGAACTAGGTCAGAAGAAACTAGACCACAGTGAATATGACACCTTCAAAGAGTTCTATACAAAAGACTGGCAGAAGTTTGTAGAGTACAACATCATTGACGTTCGCCTGGTTGACAGGTTGGATGACAAGATGAAACTACTAGAACTAGCTGTCACCATGGCATATGATGCCAAAGTAAATTTTGAGGATGTGTATTCACAGGTCCGTATGTGGGATAACATCATCTATGTGTATCTTGCACGTCAGAAGATTGCTATTCCACCTAAACGTAAATCACAAAAGGATGCAAAGTATGCTGGAGCGTATGTTAAGGAACCTATTCCAGGGATCTATGACTGGGTTGTCTCTTTTGACCTCAACTCCCTATACCCTCACCTCATTATGCAGTACAATCTCTCGCCAGAGACGCTGCTACCTACCCGTCACCCTAGCGCAAACGTCGAGAAACTACTTGCCAAGGAAATAGACACAAGCTCCCTGGAGGGCGTCACAGTGTGTCCTAACGGCACCTATTATGACACGAAAACCCAGGGTTTCTTACCCAAGCTGATGGAGAAGATCTATCAGGAACGAACCATCTACAAAAAGAAGATGCTTACTGCCAAGCAGCAGTATGAGAAGACACCTACTGTCGAATTACAGAAAGAAATCTCTCGCTGTAACAACATTCAGATGGCAAGGAAGATCCAACTTAACTCTGCTTATGGTGCTATTGGTAACGAACACTTTCGATACTTTCGATTAGAGATTGCCGAAGCAATTACTTTGTCTGGTCAGTTGTCTATTCGTTGGATCAGTGACAAGACTAACAAATACTTAAACAATATTCTGAAGACAAATGACATTGATTACGTTATTGCTTGCGACACCGATTCTATGTATCTTAACCTCGGTCCTTTGGTGCAGAAGGTATTCAAGGGACGAGAGACAAATGATGAAGTCATTGTTGGGTTCCTTGACAAGGTGTGTGAGGTGGAATTTGAGGAGTTTATTGAAAGTTCTTACCAAGAACTCTCCACTTATGTTCGGGCATACGCGCAGAAGATGAAGATGAAGCGGGAGAACATCGCTTCCAAGGGCATCTGGACCGCCAAGAAACGATATATCCTCAACGTCTGGGACAGTGAGGGTGTTCGTTACAACGAACCAAAGATGAAGATCTGTGGTATGGAAACGGCACGTTCATCTACCCCTGCATTCTTCCGTGATAAACTTAAGAAAGCTTATACCATCATTATCAATGGTGACAATGATGATGTAATTAAATTCATTGATGAAGTAAGAGAAGAGACAAAAAACCAAGAGTATCAGGATATTGCTTTCCCTCGTGGTTGTAATAATCTCTCCAAGTATCAGTCAAGAACTGATATCTATTCTAAAGGTACACCTATTCACGTTAGGGGTGCTCTTCTGTATAATTTTTACGTGAAAAAACACAAGATTCAAAATAAACATGCGTTGATACAAGAGGGTGAGAAGATTAAGTTCTTATATTTGAGAACTCCTAATCCAATCATGGAGAATACCATCTCCTTCATGGGTAGAATACCCATCGAGTTCAATATCGAAAAGTATATCGATCATAAGATGCAGTTTGAAAAATCATTCTATGAACCTCTCAAGAATGTGCTAAACTGTATTGGCTGGGACTCCGAGAAAACTATTTCACTACTATCATTTCTTTAATTATGGACTTTTTATCTTCTATCCTCAAAGACACCAAGAATGAGTTTGCTTCTCGTGCATCTGATGGTATTGCTGCTGGTGACGTTGAAACTTTTGTTGATACTGGCAGTTATATCTTTAATGCCCTGGTTAGTGGCAGCATTTTTGGAGGTATTCCCTCCAATAAGATCACTGCTCTTGCAGGAGAATCAGGGACTGGAAAGACTTTCTTTTGCCTTTCTGTCGTTCGTAATTTCCTTGATCTTGATCCTGACGCTGGCGTCTTATATTTTGAAACCGAGTCTGCCATTAGTAAGCAGATGATTGAGTGTCGTGGCATCGACTCTAAACGTCTAGTAATCTTCCCTGTCAATACAGTGGAGGAGTTCAGGACCCAGGCAGTCAGGATCATCGACAAATATATGGAAACACCTAAAGATGAACGCAAACCTCTCATGTTTGTGTTAGACTCTCTGGGTATGCTAGCCACCAACAAAGAAGTGCAAGATGCTACGGACGACAAACAAGTTCGTGACATGACAAAATCTCAATTGATTAAGTCTTGTTTCAGAATTCTTACATTAAAACTTGGCAAAGCTAACATACCTATGTTAGTTACTAATCACACCTATGATGTCATCGGTTCTTATGTCCCTACAAAAGAAATGGGAGGAGGTAGTGGTCTCAAATATTCCGCCTCTACAATCGTTTATCTCGGAAAGAAAAAGGAGAAAGATGGAACGACTCTCGTCGGAAACATTATCAAATGCGAGGCTAAAAAGTCTCGTCTGACAAGAGAAGGTTCCAAGATTGAAACAAGACTGTTCTTTGATGAGCGTGGACTAGAAAAATATTATGGTCTGTTAGAACTAGGTGAGGCAGGGGGGTTGTGGAAGAATGTTGCTGGTCGATACGAAATGGATGGCAAGAAAGTCTATGCCAAACAGATTTTAAAAGATCCCGATCAGTATTTCACACCCGAAGTTCTTGCTAAACTAGATAAACAGGCGCAGAAGACGTTCTTGTATGGAGCAGAAGATGACGGAGAAGCTTGAACATTCTGTATTAAGAAACCTGCTTTGCAATGAGGAGTATTTTCGTAAGGTAGTTCCTTTTATTAAAGGTGAATACTTTCAGGAACCATCAGAGCGAGTTCTCTTTGAAGAGATTCAAGATTTCTCTAACAAGTATGATAAGTATCCGACTAAAGAAGTCTTAATCATTAATCTAACTCAAAGGAATGATCTTACTGAAGAAACTTATACGCAAACTGTATCGTATGTTAACTCGCTTGGCACAGAGTTTATTGAGACGAAGTGGCTTGTCGATGCGACGGAGAAATGGTGTCAGGAGAGAGCAGTATACAATGCCCTCCTCGAATCTATCAAAATCGCAGAGGGATCGGGTGAACAGGAAGTATCAAAGGATGCGATCCCAAGTATCCTACAGCAGGCTCTCGCAGTATCGTTTGATGAACACATCGGACACGACTACGTTCAGAATGTAGACGAAAGATATGACTATTATCACCTTGAAGAGCATAAGATTCCCTTTGATATCGACAAGTTGAATCTAATCACCAAGGGTGGTATTCCTAACAAGACACTTAACGTTGCTCTTGCTGGTACAGGTGTGGGTAAGTCACTATTCATGTGTCATATGGCAGCAGCATGTCTTTCTATTGGATATAATGTCCTCTACATCACACTAGAGATGGCAGAAGAAAAGATTGCTGAACGTATCGATGCTAATCTTTTGAATGTTAATATCCAAGAGATTGGCGAGATGCCTGAAGCTATATTCAAAAGTAGAGTCAATGAGATTGGTAGGAAGTCTCAAGGTAGATTGATTATCAAAGAGTATCCTACTGCTGCAGCACACTCTGGACACTTCAAGTCATTGTTGAGTGATCTCTCACTTAAGAAAGACTTCAGACCTAATATAATCTTCGTTGATTATCTAAACATCTGTGCTTCATCACGATACAAAGGACACATTGTTAACTCTTACACCTATGTCAAAGCGATTGCGGAAGAGTTACGTGGTCTTGCGGTCGAGCATGATCTACCTGTTGTCACTGCTACTCAAACTACTCGGAGTGGTTTTGGGAATAGTGATGTTGACCTTACAGATACTAGTGAATCTTTTGGTCTTCCCGCTACTGCCGATCTTATGCTTGCTCTCATATCTACTGAAGAGTTAGAGCAGTCAGGTCGTATCATGATCAAGCAACTCAAGAACAGATATAACGATGCTGCTTATTACAGACGCTTCACTGTAGGCATTGACAGATCAAAAATGAAGCTGTATAATGTCGATGACTCTGAAGGTGATATCTTATCTTCTGATGCTCCTGAAGAGGAGACCATGGATCGTCTAGATGATATCTCTGACAGGCAATCTAGACTAGACAAATTTTCCCAATTCGTAATTTAAACATGACCATTCAATTTGAACGCTATGAAGAATTTGTGGCAGCAGTTACTTCAGAGTGCTCTACAAATTTCGTTGACTTTGCTGATCGTATTGGTGCTCTTGATAGACAAGGTGCCAATATTGAGAGACTTCTTACTGCTGGTGTTGGAATTAATGCTGAAGGGGGTGAGTTCCTGGAAATCATTAAGAAAATGGTCTTCCAAGGAAAACCGTGGAACGAAGATAATCGTGAGCATCTCATTATTGAGTTGGGTGATGTTATGTGGTACGTTGCTCAAGCTACAATGGCACTTGATATTTCCTTCGATGAGGTAATTGATACTAATATCAATAAACTGAAGAAACGTTACCCTGGTGGTGAGTTTAGTGCTCATAAGTCAGAGGTTCGTGCAGCAGGTGATCGTTAAAATATTATAAAGAACCCTCCATTTGTGAGGATTTCATGATAATATAGATACGTCAGCAACGAACTGCCAATGATCAACCTGCATGAAAAATTTAATCACTATCTTCATACTAGTAAAACACCCGATTGTGGAAATATTACTGATGGTTTGATTGGGTATGGTTGGCGTGATGATGGTAAACAAATCGTAGGATACTATCTCTTAACTAGAGAACATAGACATCATTATACTTTGACTCATCAGTATGTTGGAAAAGAATCTAACTAACTTTTATACCTCCTCTAAATACTAGGGGAGGTATTTTTTATGGCAGAAAATATTAGTGCTGACGTTAACGAACTGCACT